CTCTTGCTGATATGATACGGATGTGCCCTGGATCAGGTTATTAGGGATAGGAAGAACAATCTCTAACAATCTTGGTTTTTGTGCAATAGTATCTCTTTTCATTCTATAGTTTTTATGTACAAACATCGATAGAAATTGGTCTCCATCACCTTGTAAGTTAGAAGGGAAAACTAAAGCCATATAAATATTCCTTTGAATAGAAATTGTTTTAGTTATTTATATGGCATACTCAGGCAGATATAGACCTCGATTTCCAAAAAAATATAAAGGTGATGCATCCAAGATAACTTATCGCTCATCTTGGGAGGCGCGGTGTATGAATTATTTTGATTTGAATGAAAATATTTTGTGGTGGGCAAGTGAAGAGGTTATCATTCCATACAGAAGCCCTGTTGATGGTCGATACCATAGATATTATCCTGATTTTGTTATCAACGTCAGACAGAGAGATGGTAAGACAAAGACTTTAATGATAGAAGTCAAACCCGAGAATCAAAAAAACGCACCCAAGGTCAGAGCGCGCAAAACAAAAAAATATATTAATGAAGTTGTAACTTATGCTGTCAACCAGGCGAAGTGGGATGCAGCAATAGAATACTGTAATGACCGTATGTGGGAGTTTAAGGTCCTTACAGAAAAAGATATGGGTATCAACTCATAGAGATTTACCACAGTGTGGACATATGTTTTCATCATCTCCACTAGCCTCTTTGATTGTCCTTTGAAGGTTTTTTATTTCTTTAATCTGAGACTTAATTACCTCTTTACGACGATCAGATTTAGCGCGTGCTAATTCGTTCTTCAAGCTCTGCTTTATTTTGTCTACCTTCTGTCTGAAGATAGGAAGATAAGATGTAATCATAATAATCCTTTCATGGTTCTACAATATAAATATAATACACTGTCAATCCTTTGTCAAGAGAAAAATACAGATGGCATCAACTTTTGATGAAATATTAGCACAAGGTATTCGTGCCGGTCAGGTACCTGCTCGCACACAAGGTGCAAGAGATTGGTTTAGAGGTAAGGCCCGCGCCACAAGTGCAAGCCCTGAGTCTGTAGTAAGACAAGAAAAGGCAAGATATAAAAACCGTGTATCTATGGGTAAGATGTATCTATTCAACTATGATCCAAAAACAAAAAATACATTGCCATACTACGATAGATATCCGCTAATCTTTCCTGTCCAGGGTGCTCCAGGAGGCTTCTATGGTATTAATATGCACTATCTCCCGTATGTTCTTAGAGCTAAACTCATGGATGCTCTATATGATTTAAGTAGTAATAAACGCTATGATGAAAATACTAAATTAAGATTAAGCTATGAAATACTAAAAGGCGCGTCTAAATATAAGGCATTTAAACCAACATTTAAACGTTATTTATCAAGTCACGTTAGGTCACGGTTTATCGAAATATCTTCTTCTGAATGGGATATTGCCCTATTCCTGCCATTAGAGAGTTTCGCAAAAGCATCAAAGACTTCCGTATGGGCAGACTCAAGAAGGATGGCACGATAATGGCATTTAACATAGACCAATTTAATGCTGAAATATCATCAAAAGGAACTGCTCGTCAGAGTAATTTTGATTTTTACATTACATTACCAAGTGACTTACTAAATTCAACAGGTAACCCTCAATTCAAAGCTCATGCAAGAATGGGAGTTGGGGGCATCGGATATTCTCTTAGTTTAAGGTGTGAAAGTTTTGATTTCCCAGGCAGAGGTTTACAAGCAATTGATGGTCATAGGTCGATGGGATTTGAGACTCCAGTAAATATTCCATATGCACCACTTCATCTAGAGGTAACTGGTACATTTATATGTTCACGGGAGTTAGAAGAAAAAGAAATTTTTGAACGGTGGCAAGATTTAATTGTGGGAGATTATCGTAGAGTGTCACCTCAAAATGCTATGAATCAATTTAATCCAGGATATTATGATGAAGTCGTAAAACCTTGTATGATACGGTTGAGACAGTTTGACGACCTCGGTGCAGTTATGTATGAAATTGAGCTTAGAGAAGTATACCCTAGAACTATCAATCCCCTTCAAGCAAGTTGGGCTAACGGAGCAGAAGTACATAAATTGAGTGTATCATTTAGCTACAGACACCATATTATTAAAACCGAACCAATTGGTATCAAAGAATCTGAAAGAGTATTTGAAAGTATAGCGGCAGCTGAGAACCTAGCACCATCAACAGGTCTTACGCCACCACCAGGACAAAATTTTAAATTTACACCATTTTAAATTATAAGGAGTTGAAATGAATTTACCTTTAATTACTGCACCTACATTTACGGATATAATTCCTTCTACTAAGATGGAAGTTAAATTCAGACCATTTTTAGTTAAAGAAGAAAAAATTCTTTTGATGGCATTGGAGGGTGGAGAAAAGAAAGATGTAGTTGCGGCAATCCAACAGATTTTCGACAGCTGTATTAAAACTGAAAATTTTGATATTAGAAAATTGGCTTCATTTGATTTTGAATATCTGATGTTAAAGATCCGTGCTAAGAGTGTAGGAGAAACAATTGAATTAAATTTCAGACATGATGAAGATGATTGCGGTCATGTAAACACTGTTAAATTTAATATTGATGATGTTAAAGTGCATTTTGATGAAAGTCACACCAATAAAATTATGATTGATGATAATGTTGGTATCATGATGAAGTATCCAGATGTATACGGAGTTGATGACTTTGATATTCAAGATGAGTCTGTTGAAAGTATTATCAGAATATTTGCGGCTTGTGTTGATTATGTTTTTGATGCAAAAGAAACCTATACAGATTATTCCAAAGATGAGTTAATACAGTTTATTGAGAATTTAAATCAAGGACAATTTGAGAAAATAACTCAATTCTTCCAAACTATGCCTAAATTAAAACATGATATTAAATTTACTTGTGAGAAGTGTGGTAAAGAAGTTACAACGGAGGTTGAGGGTCTACAAAGTTTTTTTATATAATGATGTTGCATGAAAACTTGGCAAATCATTATAGAACTAACTTTGCTTTGATGCAACACCATAAATACTCATTAACAGAACTTGATAATATGATACCATTTGAGAGACAAGCTTATGTCGCAATGCTAATACAGTACCTAGAAGAAGAAGATATGAAAAGAAAGCAAAATGGCTAAGAAAAAAAATCCTTTACCGAAAGTAAAAAATGATGGTGGACCCACTATTGTTGAAATGGTAAAAGAACAACAATTATCTAATTTCTTTTTAGAACAGATTAGAGATATTCTGTTAAAGGGATTTAATTTAGATAAAAAATCTTACGATGAAGAGAAGAAAACTTTTATTAAACAAAAATTTCAGAGAGCCGAAGGTCAGGACGAAGGTGACCCAGGTTCAAAGCCTAAAAATAAAGGTTTTTTTAGTCGCGCTGGTGATGCCATTAAAAAATTTGACCCTGGTATTTTGACAAAGCTTTTGGGAGCAGGCGCCTTTCTGTTTCTACTTGATAATCCAGGTGCTATTGATTATGTTGTAGATGGTGCGACACGATTGATAGATTTTTTCAAGGGTATGATAGATGGTATTAAATCTATATACGATGCTGTAGTTCCTTATATTCCTGAATTTCTAACTAGCAATGAATCTGTAAACAAATTTGTATCAGATTTATTTACAGATATTGCGCCGTTTCTTGTCGGCTTCGGCGCCTCATTATTACTATTCCCAAAAACAACTATGAAATTTCTTGGACTTATATATTCAATCATTAAAAAGACCTTTTCCACAGTAATAGGTTTATTCAAAACGTCAGGAGATGATTTATCTAAGTCAGAAAAAGAAGCGGCTAAAAAAGCTAGAAGAAGAAAATTTGGTTTTGGTAAACGTTTTGGTAAATTAGCCGGCTTAATTGGTGTCGGCATTGCTGGTGTTACTGCTGCTATCTTCTCGACGGCAGAGTCAGATGTTAATAAAGCCACCAGTGATATGGATACTAGAGCCAAAAATACAGAAAGGGCTAAAAACCTTTCTCCGGAGAAAAAGAAATTAATGACTGACGCTGGTTATAAAGTTAGTGATACCGGAGCTATAACAGATTCGTCCGGTAGAAATGTGAAGGCAACAGAAGCTGCTGCAGCTTTGGATAATGCAGAAAAAGGTAAGGTCGTTACTCCTAGATCCTCACTTGGTTCATCCTCTGCACCCGCTTCTGCACCCGCTCCTGCACCCGCTGCATCTGCTGCGCCTACACCTGCACCCGCTGCATCTGCTGCACCTACACCCGCTGCATCTGCTGCGCCTACACCTGCACCCGCTCCTGCACCCGCTAGTCCGTCTCCTATGAAACCTGCTGCGTCTGCGGCTACTGGCGTTGCGGCAAATGATAATGCTATAAAAACAGCTAGTCAATCTAAAAGTGTCGTTAAAAGCGTTGGAAAGGTTATAGGTAAATTTGGTATAAAAGCTATACCTATAGTTGGCGCCGCTGCCGGCGCCATCTTTGCTTTACAAAAACTTTCCGAGGGAGACTATGTAGGAGCTTCTGCAGAAGGAGCTGGCATATTTCTACCAACATTAGCGGGTGTGCCACTAGACCTTGGAATAGCCGCCAGAGAAGTTTACAATGATGCTTATCAAAGACCAGACAATAAATTTCCGCTAGAAGAAGATTTGATTCAAGACCGTCAAATGGTCGGTGATAGAATGGAAGAGATTTATATAGAAATTAAAAAACAATTGCCAACTAATAAAGAAAATGCGAAACCTAGAGGAAGGATGAAAAGAGCCCAACAACGTAGGTCGCAATCTCAAGCATCACAAACTGATGCACAGGTTAACTCAGCTTCCTCTATAGAGCCTGGTGGACCATCAGCAGAGCCTGGTGGATCATTAGCATCATTTCAAGGATCCGCTAATAAGAATGTTGAGGGTCAGATAATTGATGCCGTATCAAGAACTAATGTTAATCAGGTGACCGCGCCAGTTACTGTTAATAATTTTAACAACACAGATGCTAGTACAAGTGTTAAGAATGAGAATCATTCTGGTGGACCTATTGACCCTGTTAATCGTGATACATCTTTACACATAGGCGCAATAGCATAAAAGAAGGGGGACCGAAGTCCCCCATTCTATTAGTCATCATCAACTGCCATTCTTTTGAAGAATGAGACACTTTCATCATCATCTTCATCATCACTTGACCATGGGATATCATCTGCCTCAGCAACCTTCTGTTTTGGTGCAGCTGCAACCTCATGTGTATCACCACTTCGTGTGTCAAGGTCATCAATGCTCTCGGCTGGAGTTACATTGAGTACCTTATCCAAACGAGCTTTCAACTCACCATATGACTTGAAGTTGCTGGACTCTAGAAATGCACTGAGTGAGTGTTGACGATTCCAAATACCCTCAATCTCGTTATCATCATCCGAGATACTTGATACGCTATCAAACTCTGAGCGGTCATAGTTACGATAACCTTCGACGTTGCGAATCTTCAACTTGAAGTCAGCACCTTCCCAGAAGTCAAAGGGATTCATTGGATCTTCATCCTCAAACTCTGGCTGCATTGCCTCTTGTAGTTTCGCAAAGATTTTCGCACCATACTGATATAGAAATACCTTACCCTCGTTCTCAGGGTTAGCAGGATCTTTGACGACAAGAATGTTTGAGAAGTACTGTAGACGCCGCTTCTGCCTGCGAGCGACCTCTTTGTTTGCTTCAATACCAGAGTTCCACAGCATGGAGTTATGCTCTGATACAGGGTCTTTCTCACCGATAGTGGTAAGAGAGTTTTCGATATACCAACCACCAGGGCCTTGAAAGCCGTGATTGTACATCTTGACCCAAGGCAAGTCTTCACCTTGTGGTGCTGGTAAGAAACGAATGACAGCATAGCCATTACCAGACTTGTCTACCTCTGGTTTCCAGAAGCGGTCATCACCGCTTTTGTTTTCGTTTCGTTGGGTTACTTTCTCAACCTCTTTAACTAGATTGTCTAGTGAGGTTGAACGTGATTTCTTTAGTGAGGCAAAATCTAATGCCATGTGTTTTCTCCTTAATTCTACTTAAAACTAACTTAAATATTTCTTGAGTTTTTTAGATTGTAAAAATGAATCTCTATAAGAAAAAGATACAATGCAGGCTTACTGCAAACTGCATCCCAATAACCCCATTGCTTTGCCCCAGAGGTATGTGCTACTGGGTTTCTCACAAGAGCATACACAGGATCAATTTGAAGGCGGGCTTGTTCCATAGCCTCTTCCCATAACGCCGCCTCTTCTGCCGTGTCAAACACTCTGTCAAATGAGCGTTTATCAACGAGAGAAAATTTATCATTCAATTCAGAAAGCCACTCAGGAACTTCAGCTTGAAATCGAGCAATTTCTTTGCCAACAGTCTTGACATTAACTTTGCTTAACTCTGCTTCATGATGCAAAGCCAATGATTTACGGTTGAAAATTTGACCATCAGATGTATGGTATTCATTTTCTACTTCAGACAGAATTTGTAGTGCCATGTGTTTTCTCCTTAATTCTACTTAAAACTAACTTAATACTACTTAACAAAGATATCTCTCAGTACCATTCTATACTCATCTTTGTTCACATCGATGAAGCGTGAATACTTCATCACCTTCTTATAATACTCTATCCAAATATAATCGTCAAGAAGTTTTTTATTTATTCTCTTGGTAAAAGATAGTATTCGGTCAAGTATTATAAAAGATTCTATATTGATTTCTTCAGAGATGAGAAGTTTGAATATAGGCGGATGCTGCCCATCACCGCAATCAAACAACTCATCAAACTGAAGGTCGTTATGGTCCATCAAAGTAAGGACTTTGCCCATATCTTCTTTGAACACATAACGGAGCGATTGGGTCTTCTTTTTCCATTCATTAAAAGTTTGTTCGGCTCTATCTGTTGCCAGACTGCCGGACCATGAATTATCCTCCTTGATTAGATTTGAAACAAAGAATGGAACAAGTTCTTTCTTATATCTCCTTTCTATTTTTTCAAAGAAAAATTTGTCACGGCGTTTTAAGAATGATTCCTCCTTTACTTTCATCTTGCCATGATATTTAAAGTAATCATAATCACTCGTAAAATGGCTTTTCAATGCAAGGTAAGTCTTATATGCGCTGAAACCAGGATACGACATCACACGGGCAACTTGCATAACTTCTCTTTTAATAAATTTAAATCACTAGCTTCGGACTCAATTTTTTGTCTAATAACTTTATTCAACATTTTAGAAATTGTTTCGACTTCAAGACCGTTTTTTTCAGCATAATGAATGACTGCATCGATGTAGGTTTCACCAGTATTTTTAACAAACTTTTCAATTTCTTGATTGAATTCAGATTTATTCAACATCGCTCATTCCACCTACGCTCTTACGAACAATGTCTTCTGAGATGGCTTCTGGATAGTAGATTTCTAATAGGATACTATCAATAACAGATTCAAACCAGTGATATTCACCAGGTTTGACTGAGGTAAAATCACCTGGAAAAAGCACAGTTACATCAGTCAGGTCATAGTTATTTTTACGAACATGAATTTTTGTGCCACCGCTAATGCAATAAAACTT